TTGTTAAAGATATTAATATTACAGAAAGAGGTTTTGGATATAAAAATGGTGAAGTATTGACGGTACAGGGTATACCATTCCGTGCAGGTGTTTCAACATCACCATTTACATTAACTGTTAGAACAACTATTACAGATCAATTCTCTGGATATAGTTTTGGTCAATTAGTTCCTCTTGATGATTTCTCAGATGAGTTTAATAGTGTTAAGAAAACATTCTTATTAACTAAAACTGTATTGACTAAAGATGTTGTTACAATTGCATCATTAGATACTTCTATTCTTCCAGAAAATAATCTACTTATATTCTTGAATGATGTATTACAACAACCAAAAGAAAATTACAGACTTGAAGGTGGTACTACAGTAATTTTTGTTGAGGCTCCTAAAGCTGGTAGTAAATTACAAATATTGTTCTATAGAGGTGGTAATCAGGATATTGAAGCTTTAAACCCAGTTGAAACTGTTAAAGTTGGTGATAAGATTCAATTACTTAGAGATAATGATGTTCCTACACAAACAGATCGTGTTGTTTCTGAAATTAAAGATATTAGTAAGATAGAGACACCTCCATATGGTGGAGGGGGAATTAGTACTAATCCAACTCTTCTTAGAGTTGCTGCTTGGAAGAAACAAGAACATGATTTAATAGTTGATGGATTACCTATTGCTAAAGATAGACCACTTCAAGTTGGTAATTTCTACCCTAGTTCTAGATTGATTAGAAGTGTTGGAGTAACTTCTGTTGTTACTTACGTTGATAATGCATTCCCATTATTCAGTGCTTATGATAATAGAACTAATACTGATAAAATTCCTGGACAAATACAAATTGTAAATACACAGGAAATTAATGTTGCAACTGGTTTAGCTACAGTTGGATCTGGAGGTACTGTTAGCTCAATTTCTATTGTAAGTGGTGGTTCTGGATATGAAAATATTCCTACAGTTTCTATTTCTAAATTCAATAGACTTCAATCTGGATTGGGTACTTCTCTCTTTGTGAATGTTCCTTTAACTAGGGAAATTGGTAGAGGTTGGACTAAAGTAAATTCAGATACTGATATTAACTATAATGATATTGATTATATTCCTGAAGGAGTATTTGTTGCAGTTGGAAGTACCTCTGGTATTAATACATCTACAACAGGTATAGGTTGGTCTTCTGCGTCAGTAACTGGTACATATGGACAGTTAAATGGTGTTGTTGGACTTAAATCTGAGGTTGTTGTTGTTGGTGCTGCTGGTACAATTACAATAAGTACTACAAGAGGATCAACATTTGGCCCAACTACCATCTATAGAAGAAAACAGGTTGGATTTATACCAACTTATACTCATGAAAATATATCTCAGAATTTAAATGCTGCAGCTGTTGGATCATATCTATTCCCCAATGCATTCACAGGAATAGCTACAGATGTTCTTTACGAAAGAACTGTTGTTGTTGGTGCTGCTGGTACAATTCTGTATAGTGAGCCTGGAACAGCAGGTCTTTCATCGTCATTTGTTGTTGCTAATAAGTATGCAAGTTCTGAATTTTTCGGAGTTGGGTACAATGAGGGAACATTTATTGCTGTAGGTAATGGTGGTGCATTATACAGATCAACAGATGGGGAGGTTTGGTCTGGTGTTACTACAACTTCAATTACAACTAGATTTAATGATATAACTTATGCAGATAATAAGTGGGTTGCTGTTGGTGCTGCAGGAAGTATTATTAATTCTACTGATGATGGTTTAACATGGAGTGTTGTTAATGGTGGATCTACTGGCTTATTAAATAATAAGAGTTTTAAAGCTGTTAGTTATCAAGAAAATGTTTGGGTTGCTGTTGGTGTAAATGGATATGTTTTAAATTCTATAAATGGTGTTGATTGGCACCAGAAACGAATTAAAAATGCAGGAACTATTGTTAATAAAACATTCAATGGTCTTGCATTTGGAGATCAGAAAATAGTTGCAGTTGGTTTAACATCCAGTATTTGTTGGAGTGAGAGTGAAACGGTAGGTGCAGCTGCAACTGCAACTGTTGGTTCTGGTGGTACTATTAGTGCAATTACTGTTAATGATGGTGGATTTGGTTATACTCCTAATACAAATCCAACATTACTATTGAGTCAACAAAGTGTTACTCGTGAAACATGTAATACAGTTACTGTAAAGGGTGATTATGGAGTTATTACTTCAGTTGCTTATGATTCAACTGGCCCCAACAGCAAACATGCAATAGAACTTACCTTAGATTCCGATGCATTCCTCAATCAACCTGCATTTGGTAATATTGCAAGAAGTCAAATTGCTGTTGGTGATTACTTTATAGTTCGTGGTTCTAGAGTTGGTACTGCTGGAACTGGCCCAACATCCATCGATAAAGATGGTAATGTTGTTGGTCAAGGAACAACTATGATAGATAATATCTATAAGGTTGAAACAGTAACTAATGTTGATGCAGCTAAAGTTAAAGTTGCATGTAATGTACAATCTTATGCATCTGGTATTGTTACAGCTGTAAATTATGGAGGCGCTTCACTTGGAGGTGCTCTTGGTTATTATAGTTGGGGTAAATTATCTGATATGAATAGGTCTGCTACTGGGCCTAAAGTGTTTAATATTAATAATATGAATGGATATATTGGTATAACAACTTCTCCTGAAGTTAAACGTATCAATCCATTAGCTGTAACTTATAATGACTTTGATAAAACTACATAAATAAACAAAAATAGTCTAAAAAAATAAAATGCCTGCGATTATTTCAGATCAATTTAGAATATTAAATGCTGCGAACTTTGTCGCTGGTGTAGCTGACACATCGCAGTATTATTATACATTCATTGGATTCCCAAATTCTACAGACATTGGTGCTGGTTATGGTAAAACCGATTGGAATGAGAATACTCCAGCTCCTATGGATGGATTCAAGGAATATAATGATGTTTGGGATACTATGTTAGGACTTAAGAAATTAAGTAGTGGTGATATACAAAGAATGGTAAAGAAAAACAGTTGGACTGCTGGTACTGTCTATGAAATGTATAAGAATAGTTATACAAGAGTGAATCAAAGTCCTAAAACTTCTTCAACTAATCTTTATGATGCACAATATTATGTTGTAAATAGTGATCTTAAAGTTTATATTTGTATTAATAATGGTCAAAGTCCTGATAACCCACAAGGTAGACAGTCACTTGACGAACCAGATTTTGTTGATTTAGAACCAAGAGCTGCTGGTACTAGTGGTGATGGTTATATTTGGAAGTATCTTTATACAATTAAACCAGCAGAAATAATAAAATTTGATTCTATTGATTTTATGCCTGTTCCTAATACTTGGGGAACTGGTGAAACTGCAGATGTAAAGAATAATGCAGTAGATGGTAAAATTGAAACTGCGGTTATTGTTAATGCTGGTGATGGTTATCAACCTATAGGTACTACATTTAATAATATTCCTATTCTTGGAGATGGTACTGGTGGTAAAGCATCAGTAACAGTTAATTCTCAAGGAAAAGTTTCTGATGTGACTGTTACTAATGGTGGTACTGGTTATACACGAGCACAAATTCAGTTTTATCCAGGAGGGCCTGGTACAGAAATTGGTGGGCCTATTGCTGGATTATCAGCGGTTGGTGTTGCTGGAACATCTGTAGCTGATATTGAAGTTGTAGTTCCACCTCCTGGTGGTCATGGTGCTGATGTTTATAAAGAATTGGGTGCATATAGAGTTTTAATGTATGCAAGATTTGAAAATGATACTTCCAATCCTGATTTTATAGTTGGTAATGATTTTGCAAGAGTTGGTGTAGTTAAAAATCCAAAGACTTTATCTGGTGGAGATTTAACTAAATCTAGTGCTGTTTCTCTTACTTCACTTAAACTTAAAACTATAACTGGTGGTAATATTGCAGATACTACATTTGCAGTTGATACACCTGTATCACAAACAATTGGTGTTGGATCTACTGCTGTTGGTTATGTTGCGAATTGGGATTCGTCTACAGGTGTTTTAAAAATGTATACACCTACTGGAATTGGATCAACGGATTATGGTTATAGAATGGTTGATTTTACATCCCAAATTGGGCCTGGAGGAACTTATACTCTTTCAGGTAATGCATCTGGTAATGCTCTTGGAATAGACACTAGTTTTGGTAGTGCTACTCAAGTTGCAGCTGCAACTACTGTTGGAACTGCTATTGTACAGCTAGGCCAAGATTATATTGAAGGTGTTGCCAACCCAGAAGTTAAAAAATATTCTGGTGAGGTATTATACATAGATAACAGGGCTGCAATACAACGTAGTGCTACCCAGAAAGAAGACGTAAAAATCGTATTAGAGTTCTAAGAAAATGCCTCA